CCGGCGGCATCCTGGTGAATCCAGACTGGACTCGCATCATTGACAAGGTGGAGCTCATGATCGGCGGCCAGATTGTGGACACCCAGGACATCGAGTACATGACCGACATCGAACCAATCACCGGCGCCCAGAACTACTCCCAGCGTTACCTCAACAACGACAGCACCAGCTTCAATAACCAGAAGAACTCCTTCCTGCCCCTCAAGTTCTTCTTCTGCAAGGACTGGTCAGTGTGCCTGCCCCTGATCGGTCTGCAGTTCCACGATGTGGAGGTGCGTATCACCTGGTCCACCTACCTGAGCCAGACCATCACCATCGGCAACACGACCACTCCAGTCCTGACGGCGTTCCCCCAGGCCACTGCCAATCTTGTGTCTGACGTGGTTCTTTCTTCCAACTTGGCGAACGTTGTGGTTTCCCAGATAACCGGCCCTCTGTTCCCAGGTATGCTTGTGGTGACGTCCACGAGCAATCTGCAGACGAACACAGCAGTCGTCCAGTCATTCTCTAACGCCGTGACCACGGGTACAGGCGCTGGATTTTCCAACGTCGTGCTATCATTCTCCAACACATCCGCCGCTTTCCTGGACTCCGTGTTCAGCCTGGGTCGGACGGCGAACCTGTACGCTCCAGTTGCGTCCACCCAGATTCCTCTGGCTGTGGCAGCGGGTACAGGTGCTCGCACCACCGCGACCCTATCCATCGGCCAGGTCACGAGCCCTCTGAGTCAAGGTGGCGTCCAGGTCGGTCAGTTCGTGGCCGGTCTGCCTTTCACCGGCCCCGTGTACGTGTCTAACGTGAACAGCGCCACAAGCGTCACCGTGGCTTTCCCATCCCAGACCACTGCACCAATTGCAGCGGGTCTGACGATCTCTTTCTTCACTGGAACGGCAGTCACCTCCACCACCTACAGCTCCCTTCAGTACCAGTGCTGGACCAACTTCGTGTACCTGGATCAGGGTGAGCGCGATTGGTTCGCCAAGACGCCCCAGGATCTGCTGGTCACCCAGGTGCAGCGTGTGGTGCTGGGCAACAACCCCATCCAGGAGCTGGCGCTCGCTCAGCCTGTGAAGTTCCTGGCATTCCCATCGGTGAACTACGCCCAGATTTACGCCAACGGTGTGGGTGCAGTCCGCGCCGCCAACTACGAGCTTAAGACCCAGGTGAACGGTGTGGACGTTGGCGACTCGCGGCCCCTGATCCACTGGGTGGACGTGCCCCAGTACTACAACACGCCCTTCGGCTACAATCACAACAACACCACCGCCAACGTGGCGATCATCAGCTACTGCCTGGACACGTCCAAGCTGCAGCCAACCGGCTCCCTCAACTTCTCCCGTCTGGACAACTTCCGTCTGATCGTGCCCCCCACCCTTCCCAACGGCGTGCTCGGTCTGTACAACACCAACCTCACCAGCGCCTACCCAACTCCATACCTGTACGCGGTGAACTACAACATTCTGAGAATCCAGAACGGGCTCGGCTCGTTACTTTATGCCAATTAGATTTTTTTCTGCATAAAGAATACACCCTAGGAAAATAAAATGGAGACTAAAAAATGTGGGTCTTGTGAAAGGGGCCCCCAGACGTTTGATAATTTTTTAGATAAATTTGGTCGTCCATGTTCTACTTGTTTAAAGTGCCGTTTGAACACGAACAGAAATCGCAAACCGCGTGTAGCGTCGGGTCGCCCATGTGGGATGTGTCCAAAGACTTCATCGTTCAACTTTCCAGGACAAACTCCTGGAATTAGATGCGTTGAACACAAAGAACCGGGAATGACAAATGTGATGCAGAAGAACTGTGAACACGAGGGATGCGTAAAGCAACCTTGCTACAATTTACCAACTGAACACTTTGGTAAATTCTGTGCAACACATAAAAAAGATGATATGGTGAATGTCCGTGAACGACGGTGTGAATATGAAGAATGTACGAAGAAGCCTTTTTACAATTTATCTTCGGAAACCAAGGGGCGTTTCTGCAAAGAACACAAGGAAGATAATATGATTGATATTCTGAGTGATTCATGTCGTCACGAAGACTGTAACAAAAGGGCAACTTTCAATCATCCTGGACAGAAAGCGAAGTTTTGTTCAACTCACAAAGAGAATGGAATGATTGACGTTAAGACAACTCGTTGTGAATATGATCAGTGTATGATAGTTCCAGTTTTCAATATCGCGGGGAACAAAAAAGGTCGTTACTGTTTCAAACACAAAGAACCAGGGATGGAGGATGTGAAGAATAAGAGATGCAGGACGCATATGTGCGACATAATTCTTAATTATGGTAAAGACTACTGTGTTCGTTGTTATGCCTATATGTTTCCAGACGAAAAGCATGGATACTTCAAGACCCGTGAAATGAAGTTGAAGGATTTTTTACAAACGGAGTATACAGACAAGACAATCATACATGACAAACGAGTTGAATGCCATCTGTACCGTCCTGATTTCGTGTTTGACATGGGAAGTCACACAGTCGTGATTGAATTGGATGAGAACCAACACAAGAGGTATGACACTTCATGTGATAACAAACGGCTTGCGAGTATATTTCAAGGTCTAGGATCCAGGCCGATGATTATGATTCGTTTCAACCCAGACCGGTATGATTCAATACCCGGCTGTTTCAAGAAAGACGGTCAACTCTCAGGGAATGGAAAAGAATGGAAAATACGCACAGATATTCTTCATAAACGTGTTGATTTTTGGCTCAACACCCAACCCGACCGTGAAATAACAGTAGAGCATCTTTTCTTTGATACATTCAAGTAATGCACTGGATCTTCTTGGCTCTTGTTGCGTGTCTCGTGTTTTTGGCTTCGTACAATCCGCGTACGGGAAATTTGACCAAATATTTTGCTCCCGAAACATCAGTAGAGCATAATGGCTCGAGAGAGGCACAAAGCGATAGCGATACCAATGAGCAAAGTGAACGACGCCCAGCACTTCCTCATCGTGCACGATAGGAGGTACCGTGAATGGACGTTTGTCACAGGCGGGTGTCGCCGACGCGAGGTCTACAACCCACTACGGTGTGCGGTTCGGGAACTCGAAGAAGAAACACGAGGACTTATAAATTTAAAAAGGGGGTCATACTCCTATTTTAAATTTACTACAAACACACCGGAACCTAGAGACCTAGAAGATGGCGTGGATGTCATAAATCACTACCACGTGTACGTATTCAACTTACCAATGACTTCAATAGAGCATAAACACACTATTAAAAGATTCATAGAAGAAAAGAAAAAGATGGAAGGGGCCGAAGTCCCATTCCGCAAAAATTATGATGAAAATGATGATTGTCGCTTTGAGACGCTTGATTCAATTACAAAATGTCAGAATCTTTGGCCCATGATTCGTGCTCACGTCATCACGAATCCCGAGTTTACACAGGCCATCTCAACGACCCATTGGACGCCATTTAATTTGAGAGACTAGGCGCGTCCGTGACGTGCCTAATAAGTTCGCAGAACATAATAGAAAATGACGCGATCCAAGCTAGAGCTCGCGACGATCCTCGTCAAGCTCCGTGGCGACGACTCAGACCCCGCCGTGGTCGCCAAGGATATGTCCCTTCTCAAATTGTGCTACGAAATTCAGAAGATTGAAGAGGAGAAGGAACTAGAAGCCCTGTCCAACGAGACCAAGGCAGAGGAGCCCAAGGCGGAAGTTCCATTGACCAAAAAGGAGGAGGAAATTGTGGAGGAGCTCAAGGCGCCAGCAGAGGCCACCACCAAGCAGCGTCACAAGCATATATTGTCGTGGCTTTTGGACTCGTCAAGTGATGAGGACTAAAGACTAGACACCCTTATAAGTTAATGAATAACTCAATTGATCGCTGGAGGGTCCCAAAGGGCCCGGGGACCCATGTCCTCATGTCCGGTGGTATCTTATTTGTCCCCCCTGAAGAAACCCAAGAATTCTACAGAGAGTACATAGCAGTTGTGAATTCTGGAACAAAATTGTATGTGGTTGAGCAAAAGACGGAACTTTTCAAGTTTTTCGTAGACTTGGATTACAAAGCTCCAGAAAAATTGAAGGATGAAGATCTTATTCAATTTTGTTCAGTAATTCATCAAGCCCTAGGAACGTCGTCAGCGTGTCTGATCGCTCGTGCTAGACCCAGAGCTATTGCAGATGGCCTTATAAAATCAGGGGTCCATATTCACTGGCCAGATCTGATCGTCACCAGGACTCAGGCTCTTAATTTAAGATCAAAAATAGTTTTGAGTTTGACAAATGATTTCGCGTTTGATTGGGACAAGATCATTGATGCTTCCGTGTATAGTGGGTCTGGTCTTCGCATGCTCTGGTCTCACAAGAAACCTACAGGTGACCCGTACACCCCATGGCGCAGTCTGAACGGCGACCGTGAGTTCCCGAAGACACCCGACGCTGCAACCTTGGAGCTTTTCGCAGTTCGTACAGAAGAACGGGAAGTGGTGCGCGAGTCCCTGCACAACATCAGCCATCTTGAGGAATTTATTCAAAAGTATCTAGAGGGTCAGTCGCGGTCAAATGTTAAAAAGGTGCAGCGTCACGAGCATGATGGTTGGTATGTCCAGACTGACTCTAAATATTGTGAAAGAATTCACAAGGACCATAAGAGCAATCACGTGTGGTTTCATATAGGAGTCAGGCGAATTTCCCAGAGGTGTTTTGACGAGGAGTGCGGTGAGTTTAGGGGTCAAGAACATATTCTTCCTCCATCTATAGTAGAGCAACTCAAAGATGTTGCTATTGTGGGTAGTCCTTCTAATTGCTTTCTTATGGATATTTTTCCCAATGGGACCTCGGAAAACTTTCAAAAAGTACGAGCACATGGTTCATCCATACTCGGGTCTGGATCCGACGAATTGGTCACGGTTTCTAGAGAACCTCCACGAGTTCGAACGGTTGGCTTCAACCCGGTTGGATGAGGCTTCTAGTGCACTCTACGCCGCGACGGAAAACATAAGGGACTTGGGACTTGGCGTCGGACGTGCGGATGACTCTGATATTCAGGAAAAGCTGGCTGTCATCGCATCACAACTTGGATACGAAGGTGAAGTCATTTTGAATCAATATGCACTTTCAAAGGGTCTTTACTTCTTTCCACGTTACTTAAACGAATCGCTTGCGGAATATCCAGAATATGTCGACACGCGAGACCCAGGACGCGTCAAAAGCCACGGCCAGTGAGCCTACCCGCACGCGATCTGGTCGCGTCACCAAGGCACCGGAGCGTTACGAGCCCGTTGAGCAGGTTGAGGACGACTACGGCCCTGATGACTACGATGACGACGAGTCTGATATTCCATCGGACGATTCTTTTGAGGATGAGGATGAGGAGGACGAGGAAGATGACGCAGATGAAGATGGAAATTTGGACGGATTTGTAGTGCCAGATAAAAGCGAGAGTGGTGATTCAGACAGTGAGGATGGAGAACCTGCCGTTCCTGTCAAAAAGCAACGAACCGTCGTCACGAAGCGCCCCGCTCCAAGAAAGTGAACTGCCGCGCGAAGTATGGACGCCTACTCACGAGTTTGAAGAGCCTCAGCAGCGGCGCTTTGTCCCCATGTATGAACCCCCAAAGAAAAACGTTTTTGACTCTCTCAAGGACAACCAGATGGCATTGGTTCTTCTTGGGATAGTTATTGGGGTTATTATTATGAATATGAGACCTATTATTGTAAATCCTAAGTAAAAGGATACAAAGGTGCATTTTTAACATAGTCATTGTTGCCTACAAAAGTCCCAATTGGACCTGTACGGTATGCATACACATCCTCCTGTAAAAACCCTATCCAGGGGTTTACACGAGTTTGATCAGCAGGTTCCATATCTCTGAAAACAGTAAATTGTGAGGGTGATTCATCTGGTGGAGGAGGCTGGGAAACCACAGACGGCTTGACGCGCTGCCACGAAAGCCACACAATAAACCCAATAGCCACTACTGCGGCTATTGGCATTACGTACCCCCTGCTCAAAAGATACACGCTACTTAATATTGTTAAAGAACCTGTAGCCGCCACAAAAATATATTGAGGCGTGTCCATCTATTATTTATTTAGGTTTTAGTTCGGGGCGTCGGGGACCTCATCCTCACCCTCGTTCTCAGCCTCGGTGATGGACGTGATCTCAACTGCAGGGAGGCGGCGCTCCTCAATAATCTTGTTCACGCGCTCATCAGCCATGTTGACCAGTTCCGCGAACGTCTTGTCTGGGAACTCCTTGCGCAGCTCCTCCACAATCTCAGCTGGGTGAGGAATGGGGGGGACGTCCGGCTTGGTGTAGAACTTGGAGTTCTCGTCGGATGGGTCAATATAGGGAAAGGGGCCGTCCTGTGGCTTGGCGATCATGTCGCGCTTGCGCTTCTCAAACATGGACGACGCAGCCGCCTGATTCTGACGATACTTGACCATGATCTCCTCCAGCTTCTCGTTCTGATAGTGCACGTCCTCAATCTGATCGCGGTCTGGGGGGATAAGCAGCCACTTGTACATGTCAACGACGTAAATGTCAACGATGGCATCCTCCTTCTGGAGGCGCTTGGCGTGAGATGCCGCCTCGTCCCGCGACGCAAAGCAGCCGCGGATCTTCATACCCAGCTTCTCATTCTTCTGAGGGAGGTCTGGGCCAACAAACGAAATGCACGCGAAAAGCTGTCCTGGAACGGTCAGGTAATCCTGCTCGAGGGTAGCCATATAAAAGGAACAGGAGCTTATTTTTTAAGCCCTGAAACGCAATGAATTTGGATCTGCGCAAACTTCACAACAATTGCAAACGCCAATTGATTCAGAAATGGGTCAAGCCTGGCTCCTTCGTCCTTGACTGTGGTTGTGGACGTGGAGGAGACCTATGGAAGTGGAAGGACGCCAAGGTGCGCGTGGCCGCCATAGACCCTGATGCCGATTCCCTAGATGAGGCGGAGAGTCGTGCCGGTACCGTTGACGCGGATGTGTATTTTTTGGGAACAGGGACCATCATCCAAGCGGCGTTCGCTGGGCCATATGACGTGGTCTGTTACAACTTTTCGCTCCACTACATTTTTGAAAATGAATTAACCTACAAAAATTCAATCAAGGCTTTGGGTCTCTCTGTGAAACCCGGAGGTTTGTTGATAGGCATCACACCCGACAAGGACCGTGCAGAGTCCATGGTTGACGAGTTTGGTCACTTCAAGGATCAATTAGGAAATGAAATTGCATGGCTTCGTGGAGGGCGGAGATTGATGGTGCGTCTGATTGACGGCCCCTTCTATGCAGACGGTGGTCGTGAAGAGCCGACCCTCTCTCCTATCCAACTCATTCAGGACCTTCAAGAGGTGGGTCTTAATCTCGTGCAGTGGGAACCTATGATAAGCAGACCCAATGGGATGATTTCGGATTTATACTCAAAATTCGTTTTTAAAAAAATTGAGTAATATCAGGATGTGGGCGTGGATCACTTTACTAGTGACCATGGTCATCGTATTTTTCATAATTTTCACCAATAATCAGGAACCACCTATGCTTACGGAAATCAAGCAAAAATACCGGGCCATACTGGATATGCTTCGCCAAACAGGCGACCCGATGTGGAAGGGGGTCCTCAGACCATCAATTATCACTGGTATGAAAGATTGGTCAAAGAATAAGGGACCTATTGGGTCAAACGTGAACAAGGGGTATGAAATTTACATCTGCCTGGATGGAAACGATGTAAATTCTGCAATGTATGTGATGATCCATGAACTGGCACACATGTCCGTTCCAGAATACGATCACACGACTAAATATTGGACAAATTTTTCAAAACTCAAGAAACTATGCATTGACAACGGGTTCTATACAGCCTCCAGCGTTCGCACCTACTGTGGTGACGTCATCAAAGATGATCATTAAACCTTGTCGGCAATGAACTTCTTGGCGAAGTAAAACACGATGGCAGCCACGAGCGCCGTCACAACCAGGCCCGTCAGCGAGACGTCACCAGACTCGCCGACGAACTTGGGCACCATGGTGCGCATACGTGACTGCACGGGCTTGGAGAAGGCGATGATCGCCGCCACGCCAGCCAGCGCCGCCTGGAACTGCTCGTCGGTGAGACCGAACGGATTCTTTGATACGCGGCCCCCGGACTCGGACCCATCTTCGCCATTCCGCTTGCGCGCGGCCGATGGCGCCTGCTGTGGCTGAGCGTAGGGTGAACCCATCATCTCGTTCTGAAGCATCTGACCTGGACCTGCCATGACTTCCTCAATTGGAGTAGAAAAGTCCGCCATTTGAGATTCGTCAACGTTTTTTTCTGGCGGAAAATTCTTCAACAAACCGGTCGGGACTGACTTGTTGTTTGGGTCCTTGTTGAGGGCCGCCCGGGCGAGCTCTTCGTCAACCGTCATTTCAGGGGCCTGCTGAATAGGAGAAGACATGGTGTCTACACTAGGATCATAAGTCAACATCTGTTGTTTTCGGGTAAAAAATAAAGGAGCCAAGGGCGCGCTACTTCTTCTTGACGACGGTTACCACGCCCCCTTTGCGCTTCACGACGGGCTCCGCCGCCTGCCTCACCACGGCCCTGGGGTTGTAGTGACGCTGGTGATACTGCCAAAACGCAGGACCACCGACATGGAAGTTGCGGCGGATAGGCGCCTTGTACCAGAACACGCAATCTGTTATTTTATTAGACTTGGACGTGTTATCAAGCACTAAACACTCGTAGTTTTCTGTACAGGCGTCCATAACCTGACAAAACTGGTCAAAATTTGGAAACACCCCAAAGAACGCCTTGTAGAGGTTCTCACGGTTCTGTCGGACGTTGTCACGAAGGGCAAAGACATAGTCAACATTGGTGCGAATCATAGGGGTCATGTCCATGCAGTACTGGGTCGTCATCATAAAAAAGATTTTCCAGTGCCGCCCGTTCATAAAAAGCTGCCGAATCGCAATGTCGCGCATGAATGCCCTATCGTACATACAGTCGTCCATGAGTATGAAAACTGGATTGCACCGCCCAACGGCCAAGAGCTTCTTTTGGCGTTCAATAAGCCTTTCAAGCGCATCACGGTTATAATCTCCAAAAACAAACAAGTCTGGAATAAATTGTTTGTAGTACCCGTTGCCCTCCTCCGTCCCTGACATGGCTATGCCTGCTTGAAGATGGCGCTTGTGCCACAGGATGTCTGTAACCAGCGTACTCTTGCCAGTGCCTCTTTTGCCTATGAAAACGCACACCTTGTCATCCGACATTTTTGAAGGATCAAATTTTCGCAATTGGAGAGCCATCTCCTTCCTACAATTTAAAAACAAATTTGACGGTGGCCTGGAGCGCGGGAAGCATTTATCATAAAAAGATGTTGACAGGTACTAGAGGAGACTTCAATGTCGGCCGGATATATTCAACTCGCGGCTCTTGGGCAGCAAGACGCGTACCTCACAGGAGAGCCTCAGGTGACGTACTTTTCAGGCGTGTATAAGCGCCATACACCGTTCGTTCTAGAGGCGTACGACATCCCTTTCAACGGTCAGGATGTCGGCTACGGCAAAACAAGTATATGTAGGATTCCACCCAAGGGTGATCTCATACGCGGGCTCACACTTAAAATGACCTTGCCTCCTCTTTTCAATCCAACAAACGATTGGATATGGCCGACCCTCCCATCTTCGGCAAGTTTTCCGGCCCTCCAGTTTGGATTTTCAAACGGTACCGTGTCCGACCTCGTCTCGGCATCTTTTGATGTAAGTTTCTATTCAACAAATGTTAATGTATTAACAACTTGGTTCATTCCATTCACGCAGTATGTCAGTTATTCCTCTTCAACAAACAAGTTTATATTCAGTAACGTTGCAAACGTCATCGTTCAATACGGATTTTCTGAAACGAATGTTGGTTCATCAGTTTTCTGGGGACTTGATCCAATAAACTATTCAACTTTGGATGCCACTGGAAATCTCGTCTACAACGCAACGGTGTCATCACTTTCTAATTTAAGTGCAAATTCCACTATAAATACTCAATCAAATACGTATATATCAACATTGACGCCCGATTTCACCCTTCAAGAAGCAGGGTGGTTTCAAACAACGCCAACTGCAGAAAATTCATTTTTCGGTCTCTACCTATCCCTAGCGCAACCCGTCTCATTCACCACAAGTTCACCACAGCTTATAAACTTTAACGCGTTGACACCAAGTACCAACTTCCCATATTGGGCATCTCCCTACCTGGTTGCCACGAGTTTTATCATATCAGCCGCTGGTCTTGTCCAGTTTGCACTTCCGGGATACTATACACTTCGGGCGGGGTTTAACCTGAGCGCAGGCGCGGTGGTTTCCATAAGTTATGGCACGAATACGACTGGAACCATCCCCTTGACCCCTACGTTTTTGTACACCTACACGTATACCGTTTCACCAAATCCCACATCTCCAGCCATCATCCCAATATATGAAACAAATGGGGGGACCTATTACTACTTTTACGTACAGACGAATATGCCATGCACCGCCCTCAAGGGAAGTTACTTTAGTGCTACATACGCCGATGACACATACCAGTTTTCAAATGACGTCACACTTTCTAGCACGTCTTTGGCTCCAGTTCCCCTTACCGGAAACATTGGGCCTATTCTCAACTCTACGGTCACTTTGGACACAAATTCTATGATGAAGTTTGCCGTCAGTGGCTCGTACCTGATTTCGGGTGTTCTGTCACTTTCAAACACAGCCACAGAATCGTACGTGTCAAATATAGCCATAGGAGAACGGGCGAACATCGTTTACGTCTATGACATGTCGTCACAGGGGCGCAATCCCACATATGGGTTTTCCATTCCCCTCGTAGCAGACTCAAATCTTTCATACTATCTCAACGTCTCGTCAACTGAATCATTTTCAAATATATCAGCCAACTCTTTTTTCACTATAAATCAGGTGGGCGTTCTTCCAGGCACAAATCCGGAAAATATTCTTCCATACAACGGCATTTTGTTGAATTCATCATCAAACACTCTTACAAACCCCCTCAATTTGTCAACAAATTTCAATCTTTATTCAAATTCATCACTTATTTCAGTAACTCCATCTGGAACTCTCGCGTTCGCCAACACCGCATCATATATGTTAACGGGTGTTTTTTACACGACAAGCCCAGTAACAAACGTAATTATTACAAATACTTCTACAAATTCAAATGCATTTTTTAACTATACACTTGGGACGAGCGGGTCACCTCCTTATACCATTTCAGTACCGTTCGTTGTATCAAACACTGCAGGTACATATACAGTTTCAATCACAACACAGGATCCCGTATCAAATGTGAATAGCGGTACATATATTGCCTTATCTCCTATCAGTACACAGGCATACGACTATTTGAATCAAAGGTATAACTATTATGACTCTGTAGGTACGATAGCCATTACACGAGCCGATCTCAAGATAGGTGGACAGACTGTTCAAAGTCTTACAGGAGATTATATAGAAGTTTGGAACGAATTGAATATTCCATATGAAAATCAACCGGGTCTCCAGCTCTTGACGGGCAAGTACGACACACAAACGAACGTCCCACCCCCCGGTCGGACCTACTATATAAACCTACCATACTACTTTTACGATAAGCCGGAGCTGGCGCTGCCCATCGCCGCTCTCGGGAGACAGGATGTGGAGGTCTGGATCACCTTCAATAACTTTTCAAACTTGACATCAATTTCAGTTACAAATCCAACACTTCAAGCCACGATCATTACAGAATACGCATATCTTTCCAACCCCGAAATTGACTGGTTCCAAAGGCACCAACTTGACTATGTCATTTCACAGTGTCAATACGAAACCTTTCTTCTTGGACAAAATTTCAGATCTTCTATTTTTGATCTAAAATTCAAAAACCCCGTCAAGGAACTGTTTTTCCTCATACACCCTGACACTAATTTACCATATAATTACACAACCCCTGGGAGCGGGACGGACGCCGTCAATCTCGGAATGACGTTCAACGGCGAAGATGCGTTTTTAAGTTCAACAACCAACACACTTTATATAGGATCCATAGAGCCCTTTAATAAACACGTCAACTTCTTTTCAAAACCAACCGTCATCACAATTGATCAACCAAATACCTATGGGCGTCAATTTTACATGTATGCATTTTCTACAGATCCGTTCGCTACGACTTCGTCCGGTCAAATAAACTTTAGTAGGATCCGTCAGACGCTTCTTGAACTCAACATCACCAACACGGCCGGTAACTATCCTTCAAAAACTTTCGAAGTTATAGCCCTGTCTCAAAACGTCCTGCGTATTGAAAACGGTATAGCAGGTGTGATGTTCCATTAATGAGCTTTTAGGCGCAAAATAAATGCTTAGCATTTACTAGAGATGGCCGGTCGTGCCAGTTTGTCCTTTCTTGGTCAAGAGGACATTTCACTGAGTGGCGACCCAGAAGTCACATATTTTATAGAAAAATACCAGGGCCAAACTCCCTTTTCTTCCCGTGTGGATCGTGTCATCTTTGATGAGCAGGGGGTGTCGTTCGGGTCCCAAAATCACAGGATCCTTCCGCGCAACGGCGACCTCATCACAAACATGACGCTCTTTACCGCATTCCCTAGCCCCCCACCAGGTGTGAACGTCCTTGACTCTGTAGGTACCCTCATGTTTCAGTACATTGAACTATACATAGGGTCTGAGCTCATAGAACGCCTTTACGGCGAGTACATTGAGATGATGTTTGATTTAACAATTCCAAAGGGAAAACAGCCCGGTCTGTCCTTTCTAGACGGTAAGAA